CTGCAGGGGGTCACGCCCCGACGCAGCTCCTCGCGGTAGCAAGCGGCTGTGCCGTGGATAGCCACGAGCTTGGAACGCTTTCGTTTCAGGCCTCGTTGGGAGGGAATGGTTCCACCCCATACGCCTTCCTCCTCTTCCTTGCCGGCCTCTCGGCATTCGAGGATCACCGGGCAGCGCGCACAGACCTCCAGGGCCGCGCTGTAGTCAGTCTCAACACCGCTTCGGCCAACGGGAAAGAACAAGTCGGGATCGGAACCTCGGCAGGCTGCGGCGCTATGCCAGGCGGAGGTCAATGCGGGCACCTCCATGGGAATCGGCATGCCTCTGAGCGCGGGCCCAGGCCTTATTCTCCTCACCGCACTTGTGGCAGACGTAGACGAACTTCGTATCCCAGTTGATCTTGTTGGCGGTCCCGCACGCACAGACCCAGGAGACGGTTTTGCCAATCGGATTAGGGCGGTCATCACCGCAGGCCTTACACCTGAGGGTCATCGCCGATCCCCATCTCGCGGAGCTGTTCCTTGAAGGAATCCCAGGAAGTGGCCATCTCCAATGTTTCGACAGCTATCACGGAGACGTCCTTGAGGGCTCTCGTCAGCTCCCGCTTCATCGCGTCGGTGGGGTGGGCGAATTCGAGGAAGTCGGGCACCGTGACGTCATGGAGCTGATTCAGGTCCTCGATGACGAGGCTGATCCGCGTGAGCATCTCCATGATCGTGGGAGGAGTCGGGTAGTTGATCATGGCTTCACCAGCGTCCAATGGATCGTGTTGCCCACGCCGGTATGGGGCGGCTGATTGATCTGGTCGGAAACCATCAGCGCGCCCACGCCGGCAAAGAGCAGGGCCGCGACGGCGAGGCGGATGGCGGCGGCCGTCAGGAACGGGCGAGCGCGCTCGGCGCTCAGATGGATGGAGGGAAGCTCGATGGTGGCCGCTTCCATGCGGGCGATGCCCAGGTGCGCCGTCATGGAGCTACTCCTCCCATGCCGGATGATCGGCAGAGAAGGTCTCCAGCTCGTCGATGTGGTTCACCGACGTCGTGTTGTCGGAGTACTGCGCCACGACCAGTAGGCCCTGCATCCAGACGTCGGATGGGGTCTTGGCGTGGCGCAGCCAAACGAGGTCGCTCAGGTACTGCTTGTCATGTAGGCTGCTCACTCTGCGGACTCCTTGAGAGGGGGGAAGGAGTCGGCGCCGAGTGGGACGGAGAGTGGTTTACATAACTCTCATACCCTGGATTATAGGCGCCGACGGGGGAATCATCGACGCTCCGTGGCTGGGACTCAATAGCCTTAACGGATCATTGACAGATTCTCCACATAACTAGCCCCCACCCAAAGTGCGCAGACCTACTTGACCAATCTTGAGGTGGCACTGGGTGTCGTGTTTGGGTGGGAGGCATCATGGATGAGCAAATTGAACTCGGACTGATCTGGACGATCCCTCAGGCCATGGAGGCTCTCTGGCGCGACATGCTCTACGCCTTGGAGCAGCTCGTCGATCAGGGCGGCACGGCGGAGGGGGCGGCGCGGGTGCTCAAGGGCGTGGCGGTGCGCCACAACGTGCCGGGGGCTCAGAACCCGCTCCCGAGACCTTCCAGGGCCACCAGGGAACGTCTGGCGTCAGAAGATGCTATTCGTGAAGCCGGGGCTGAGGATGAATGTCGTGGTCCTGTCCCCGCCAGGCCGGCCTGAGGCTCTGATCCCCTCGATGGCGCAGACCTGGGAGAACTCTGTTCCGCCGCCCGTAGGGGTCAGCTGCACGGTGATGGTGTTGCCCAGCTCGAGCCCCAGCATGGGCGGGTAGACGATGTCCTCATCGCCCCGAATGGGTGGCCCGATCGTCAGGGCGGTAATGCGCCTCCGAGGGTCCTTGTATTCGTTCTTGATGAAGGTGGCATAGGTCGCGCTGTAGGCGTCGGTGCGGTTGAGGAGCCCGTCGAGGGTGTATTCGAATCGGCCGTTGGCGGTGATGGAGGTCGAGTCCGACACGGTCTGCGCCACGCCATTGAGTCTCGAGATGATGGCCACGTTGCGGATCACCTCGTCGCCGTCATCGGGCACGAGGTCGCGATAGCCGGGCTCCACGCCATCATTGCTGTCGCTGAACGCCACCGGCCATGGACTGCGGGCAAAGAGCGCCGTTCTGTCGACGAAACGGACATTGCCGTCCTTGCCCACGAAGAACAAGCCGAACTCCGTCTCTGAGACCTTCTGAGAGTGCTCCAGAACGCTCTGAGAGCCGATTGTGGCGCTCTGCAGGGTGGTGAGCCCAACGTCGATGCTGCGGAGCGTAGAAGGCCATCCAGCGATATCCAGAGCCCTTCCGATGCGCGCTCCCGGCAGATCATCCTGCCAGGGGGTTGTGCCGGCCGCATAATGGCGATCCACCCAGGTCTGATCGACGGCTGATGCGGCACTGCCGGTGTAGATGGCTGCGTGGGCGATGTCGCCCACCCAATTGTTGTTGCCTGGGCTCACGCCGTTGTAGCCGACATAGGTATGGAGGGTCGATGCGTTCGTGAAGGAGCCGCTGGGGGTGTCGCCGCTGGTGAGGACGCCGTCAACCCATAGGCGCAGAGGCACGCCGTTCTCGAACCGAAAGACGACATGGTGACGCTTGACGCGCTGGCTCGTCGCGGAGGCCGTCACGACATAGGTGGTCGGCGTGTTGTTGGCCACGGCGGCCACGAATTTCGAGGCGCTCACATCGTAGAGGAGCTGAAACTTGTCGCCCCCGGAACCGTCTCCGATGGCGGCCAGGGCCGCATCATCGAGAACGGTCCCCGGAGGGTCCTCGATGGGGAAGCACCACATCTCGAACACGAACGGGGCATTCGGGAAGACGGCATAGGAGGCGTTCGGGAGCTTCGCTCCCATCTTCAGGAAGACGGACTCCCCGAGAGTGTCCTGATTCATGCCATAGGAACCGCCGTCGTCATTCACGACGAGTTTCTGGCCACCGATGCGCAACGGAGGCCCTTCAACGGTCCCGTTGCCGGTCGTCCCGAGAGTACCCTTGTTCAGAGCCGTGGCCGTTGCGTCGACTCCCTGGGAGAGAATTTCGTCCAGGGGCCAATAGACGACGGGTGCATCGGCCAGCACTGCATTGCGGTAGACGCTGTCCCCCATCGCGGTCCGGTTCAGGATTTTGAAGCCATCGGTGGCGGTGACCGTCGCTATGGCATCCTTCTTGGCATTGGGGTAGGACAACTGCCACTTGTCGATGTAGCCGTCGAACGTGGGGTAGGTGACGCTGTTGAACGTCTCCCTGATCCTGATCCGGCGATTCGGTTTGATGTTCCCGTAGTAGGGGCCGGCGGCGTAGAGGCTGTCATATTGCCGTGAGAGGTTCCCGAGTACGACGGTGGCCCTGCCGGGCTGGAATCGCTCCAATTCCCGTCTGCGGCCTCTCTGGACGTCCCAGGAGCGAACATCGCTCGTCACATCCACCCAGACCGGAGTTTCGAGGGCTCCAGTCGTGAAGGAGATCTCGATGGCCAGGGAGATCTGGGTATCGGTGGCGATGGGGGCATCGTCCGCTCCACTACCGGCGTAGGGCCCGCCGGCGTATTCGACGCCGGCGTACATCAGGAGGCGGCCTCGTAGGTGCCGGTAGCGGCGAAGCTATCTCCGCTGCCCCAGGTAAAGGGGATCGTCGCGGTCAGACCAGCCTCAGCAGCGTAAGTACCGGCCGAGTTCTCCGCGATGAAAATGACGTTATCCCCTGACGACTTGCGGAGGAAGCCTTTATACCCCGCCACCCCAGTATCCGTGTAATGGACAGTCGACAGAATCACGTCGACAGTATCGACATAGGCGGCGGCGGCAGGCACTGGCAGAGTGAACCCTGGCGTGGTCCCCACGGCCGACGACGCGCCGAGGACAAACTTAAGACGGAAATGGATTGTCCGTCCGATCCGGGCAAAGGCCGCGGTAATGGTTCCGCTGGTCGTTGTCACATTCTGGAAGGTTGGCGTCCACGATTCCCACGCGTTCGGTGGCACAAAATCGCCCTGCGAGTCGGCCGCGGTGACGAATGTGGTGGCGTTGGATGCGATAGGGCCGTGGACCCAGAGGGTGCCTGACGCGTGCTGTCGGGCGGTCGTGCCGAATTGGCCGCGGGTGATCGTCGCGCTCGTGGCTGCGGCGGTGTGGGCGGTCACCCGGACGATCTCGGGAGCCCCCGCGCTCCTGAGCGGGTCGAGGATGATGAGCGCTTCCGCCGATGACACCGCGGCCAGATTCGCCAGGCCGGCGCTGTTCATGGTGGTCGCGCCGACGAGGAGCGGGTTGTCGGTCAGGGTGCCCCGGACACTGTCGGTACGGATCCTGGTCATGCCGTCACCCCTATGAGTCCGTTGTTGCGGAGCGCGTCGGCGATGGTCCGCCCCAGGTCGCGCTCTTGGATCAGGGAGCCCTGGACGATGACGGTCGTCCCGCCGCCAGAGCTCTGGCCCCTGGGAATGATCTGCTCGCCCTGCTGGAGGACGGCCAGCATGTCGCGCCCGGCTATCCCGCCTGTGTGGAAGGTCGGGAGGTCGGGAACGTCGAAGCCCTTGCCGCCGATGCCGGGGACCCAGTCGGGCACATGGAAGGAGAGCTGCCCGACAGTGGCGTTCCAGACGTGGGCGATGGCGTTGAACGCCGCCTTGTAGGGGGCGACGATGAAGCCGGCCAGATTCTTGATGAAATCGACGGCGGCACCGAAACCGGTCTTCAGCCAATCCCACAGGGTCGCGGCCGCATCCTTGATGGTGTCCCAATTCCTCACGATGAGATAACCCACCGCGATGATCCCCGCTATGGCCGCCACCACCAACGCGATGGGCCCCAGGGCGGCGGTGAGGGATGCTCCGAATCCGACGTTGGCGGCCGAGGCTCCTTCGGTGGCCAGAGCGGAGGCCCCCAGGCCGGGGATGAGCTTCTGGATCAGCGGGACGACGAAATCGGTGACACCACCGGCCAGATCGGCGAAGCCCATGGCCAATCCGACGATATCGCCGTCCTTGAAGCCTTGCATGATGTCGCTGGTGCCGTTGATGGTGTCGCCCAGTCCCCGGAACTTGCGCTCGGAGCCGTCGATGCCTTCCGCGACGCTGTCGAATCCGGAGCCGACATCCTTGGAGGATTTCTCCAGGTCGCGGGCCATGTCGCGGGCCCCTTCGCCCACGCTGTCGAAGGCCCTGATCGCGCTGGAGGCGTCGGCGGTTACCTCGATGTTGACCTGACCATTACGTGCCATCGAGTCCCTCCCTCCTGGTCCCTTCGATCACCGCGGCGAGACAGGCGAATTCGATGTCCCCGATGGCCGCGTCTGTCGCCTTCCCCAGGTAGCGCCCGCCCTTCACGAAGGGCCGCTTCGCGTGGTTGGCCTGCCCGCCGAATTCGAGCCATCCGAAGTAGGGGGCGCGGGCCCCTCCCGCGATGAGGGTCACCTCGTCGTTGATCACATCGACTCCGATGGAGGCCTTGGCGTGACCAGACCTGACGGGCACCAATCCCTGGGCGTTTCGGGCGATCATAAGCGCTTGGTCCCTGAACGCTTCGCGGAGGGAATCGTTGAGATTCGCTGAGAGGCCCTTCAGGGCCGTTCTAAGGCTCTCGATGCCCTCTGGGCTTACCGGGTCCACAGCTGCGCCTGCTGGCCCTTACGAGCCAAATAAACGGCCCATCTCAGGAACTCGTCGTTGGGCATCTCATCGCGCAGGGCCGCGACGGTCATGTGCAGCTCGTGAGCTATGCAGAACTCCATCTCAAGTTCTCCGTCCTCTTCGAACTGGAGGTAGGCCGCTTTTGGCGGCTCCCTCGGAGAGACCAGAGAGCTCCTGAATGGGGCGGACGAGGAGATCGATCTCGCCGGCAGGTGCCGCCTCATACCAGGCGGCCACTTCGTCTTCGGTGAGACGGGGCTCCACCAGGCCGAGGAAGACGACCAGGCGCTCCATCGCGTCAGGGTCACCCGCCTTCTGGACGCGGAATGCCTCTGCCCTGGAGAGACCCCTGACGCGGACGATCCCAACGCCCGGGAGATCCACGGCGGACTCACCCAAGCGGTGCTTGAGGAATGCCTCTTTGTCGATCACGGCTACTGGTTCGTCTTGGTGACGTCGCCATCGATTTCGAGGGTGGCGGTCCAGCGAATGATGTCCGCCACCGGGGCGCTCTCCACGTACTGGCTCACGAGAACATTGCCGGTGTAGGCGGCAAGGCCGGTGCCGGTGCCCTCGGGCCACCAGGTAAATGAGACGACCGTGTCGATCAACGGATTGATGACGTCGTGAGGACCGCCGGTCGTCGTGTCGTAGACGCCACCAATGGCGATGTTCCCATCCGTCAGGCCACCCCGCTTACGGTGGCCGGCATTGCCGAATGTCGTGATGTCCAGCACATCACCCGATTGGGTGAAGGTGACGGTGTCGATATAGCCGGTGAGCGCCGTGCCGTTCAGCTTGAAGACGGCATCCTTGGAAAGCGTGGTCGTTGCCATTTATGCTCCTGATCCCGTGATGTCCACAAGGAACGTTGCCACCCAATAGAACAGACCTGAGACGGTGATGACGGAGAAGTCCGCCTGGCGGACCCTGGCTGTCGAATAGACCAGGTTCGGCTTGGCCTCGAGCGCAGCCTTTACGGAGGAGGCCCCAGAGCCCGCCGTGAGGCCCGAGAAGCGCTCGGCGGTACTCCGATCCCATGTGCGGTCGATCAGGACGTAGACGGGCATGGTGATCATGTCCACGCCACGCCCGTAGGAGGTGTCGAAATCGATGGTCTGGGGATAGCCGACGATGGCCGCAGGGGCTGACACCTGATCGGGGAGGAAGCGGTAGACGCGGAGCCCCGAGATGACCTCGAGCTTGTCGGCCAGCTCGTCCGCGATGTCGACGACATTCACAGGAGACCCGTCACCGAGAGTTTGCCGCCCACCAGGGCAGCGGGGAGACCGCCGTTGAGCTTCGTGTTCGTCGTGGCAACCTTCGCGTCGATGTTGGTCAGCTTCGTGTTCGTCGTGCCGATCAGCGCGTTGATGCTGTCCAGCTTCGTGTTCGTCGCCGTGACCGCCGTCACCAGAAGGTTCAGATACGCCCCGAGCGCGACCAGATCGCCGTGGAGTTCCGCATAGGCGGCCAGCATCAATGCATGATCCGCGCTCAGGGCCGCACAGGTCGCGTTGACCTGGTTCAGGCCAACCTCAACGACGTCGGCGGTGATCTTGACCGGTCCCTCGCTCATGCGGCCCCCCAGTGCCTCACATAGGGGTTGAGGATCTGCTGGACATCCACGTCGACCTGACGCAGCAGGCGAAGCTCTGAGCCCGTCTCAGGAGATCCTGCGATGCCGAAGGGACTGACCCTGCGCTGGAAGAGACGATTGGCCTGTATCAGAGTGGCGTTCTTGACGGGCGTGGGGACCGACGTCCAGCCGAAAAGAGCTGTCACCTCGACCGTGGCCTCCCCCGCGACGGGGAAGACCGCGCTGGTCGGACGGACGATGATCCGCGTCCAGGGGCGGCTCACGTCCGGGGCATTGAAGGGGAACTTGCGGAAGTCGGTGATCGACTGGTCGTAGACGTCATCATCGTTGTCATCGACCTTGACCAGGAGCCCTGAGGTGGTCTGGAAGTCATCCACGTCGATGATCCACCGGGCCCTGCGCTTGTCCCAGCAGGGCGTGTATTGGCGG